GACAGACGTTAAGAGTTGGTTATTAAACGGACCTAGAATTGCTGGTAAAGTGTTAGCCTATCTTTTACAAGACGTTGAAGAAGGCCGACGTGGAAAGTACACAATGATGGAGTTCGCTAAGAAGTTGGAGACTTACTTTAAAGAGTATCAAAACTTTAGAAGTCCTTTGTATCCATGTAAGAACACTGCAAGATACATCGCAATGAGTTATCCACACTTGGTAGATCCCGAGTCTATCTTATTCGGTGGTACTGGTCACTTCGATGGATTGCACCAGATATTCGGTGGTCAGAACCTAAACGGTAAAGTTAAGTACACTATTAACGAAGCCGGAGCATTCACACCTGAGAATAAACCGGCAGAGCAATGGTTGTATCAGATGGATCTGCTAGTGAATCACCCGTTAAACCCAATGACTGAACAGAAGTATCTGAACATTGAAGACAAGACCTGTTTCTTTTGGAAGCACATCGCAATCTCTCATGGTGAAAAGAAACCGACCAAAAATATTCCTTACACTTGGATATTTCCAGACACATTCAGTCTGGCTCTAACAGATCAAGAGGAGTTTATGAATGGAATTGAACACAGAGGTTTAATGTATTAGGACCATACAGTTAGTAAATAAGAAAGGGAGCTCATTTGGGCTCCCTTTTATTTTCGCTTAATATCTTATCGTAATTGTTACTACTCTTCGGCCTCGAGCTCGGGTGTGATGGGATTGACGTCCCTGCGGTACCATTTGCCTGCTATATTCTCGTTATAGCTTTCCACCTCTAAAACTCTTAAGGTCATTTGATAATAGGTCTCCCAATAACTCATCTGTTTCTTTGTGGTGCATAGCCTTAATACTTCTCTAGTGAATATATCTTTACCAAAAAGTTTAATATCGTCTATGATCAACTTACTAGATCCGTAGTAGTCGGCCCAATTGCTCTCTTTGATCTCCTTTCTTTTCTTTGGGACGCGTCCTGGTTTTACCCACTCTGAAATCTCCTTCTTTGTTAGGGTCTTTGTTAAAACGTTTCTAAGGATTTTTTTACCGACGTAGAATTTGCCGGTCTTATTGTTTGTGACTTTGTAAACGAATCCAACCACGTTCTCTGGAAAATCAGAAAGCTGAGTAAGCGGTTTTACAAAATTAATGGGATCGTGATTACCATCGTACGTAAACCAATTTGACATAGACTGTTTTCTAATAAATATTTAACTATCCCAACGAATGACGAAGGTAATATCGGTATTAGAAGGAATCGGATACGGAGTCGATAATTTACCCACAACCAACAATTCTTCTTTGTCGTTGTATAAACCCACAGTTGTAGCGTAAGGGTGGAATTCCGAACCTGTGACTGCATTTATATAAGATCCGGTAGTACTGCTCTTAATTGCGCTTGGATTTAGAGTGTAATTGAAGTCGTTTTCATTTACGCGACACTTAACTTCTGTTTGGTACACTGTAGATTCCGCAGAGAATCCTAATCGAAATGGTAGGTATGAGGTAGGGTATGCCATATAGAATAAATATTAGTTCTCTCGTCTTTCCTCAGGTGTATAGAATTCTATTCTATTATGATTGATTGGACTCGCCAACAATATGGCTGGTTTTAAATTGCCTTTTTGAGTTTCTTGGAACATATAACTCATCCACGTTTGTTCGTAAGGTCTTGCCCATGTAGTATCTAAGAACATCTTTTGATTTCCCTTTTTGCCTGCTATGGTTGGCCAATTGCAGTAGTAGATATCGCCTGTTATATAACTAACTCCATCTACAACTTCTATAGAATCAAATTTTGTTCTTGGACAATTAGGGTCTAATCCATTAGTAGGTAATTTATCGTAGTTGGGCCAAAACTCTGATCTTACTGTTTGAGGTACGTTATACCAAGACACTTGAATGTTATTATCCATGTAAACTTCGGTATACGATAACTTTAAAAAATCTATATCAGATCCTTCTATAATTTTTAATGCGGTATCGTATAAGTTAGGAACATAGAATCTAAATCCATTTCTACAGTATCCGGTTTGATCTGGAGCATGTATTCCCATATCGTCTTCTAAGAATAGATAATAATCACTATCAGATTCTTGAAAGTGTTGAGCAGCTCTCATTCTACCGCCGTTTATACCAGTATTTTCGTTAGTGATAATGTGTTCGAAATTATATTTATCACATAACGCTTTATTAGCTATTCTCGCTTCTTCGTTAGTAGAGTTATCTATTAATATATTTCTAGTCTGAGTTAAAAACTTATCGTGTTTTAACCAAGTTTGTATTGTGTGTTCTACTTGTTTAGGGAAATTAAATGTCAACATATAGATTGACATCTTTAAATTAGAAGTATTAACCTTCTTTACGATAGGTGCAACTTTGCCCTCTGGTACCGGTTCTAATTGTATATTATCCTCTAATAAGTTCTGCGCAAATTTAACGATCAATCCATTAGAATCCAAAGAGTATCTTTTAAACGTATGAGGATCTTGATAAGCCATAATACTAAAGATGCTCTCTTCTGTACCCATGTATCCATCACGTAATGTATTATTTAGTAAGTGCCAATACATCGAGTTTCCAGATATGATGCTTTCTCTTGTTCCACCAAAAAGACCGCCTCTACAAACGTATTTAACAGTTTCTCCAGCATAACGATTAATTGCATTAAAATCAAATCCGTGTATTTCGTCGTTAGCTTCGTAAGGGTAACTTAAGAATAAGAATGGATCGAAGTGAGGAATAATCTTATCTAGTATCTTGTGTTCCGTAAAATATTTTTCGTAAACAGTATTAGTAATACCTGCATCCAACCACATGAAATATTCTGATTCGAATGGATCCCATACCGTAACGTTGTGTAACATTGAGAACTTGGACATTACTATTGGATTGTACCACTCTAAAACGGCTTGAGGAGAATTTTTCAACCAACCATTTTCTCCTGTCATATTGTACCAAGCTGGATCGTTACGTATCTGTTGAGTTTTATCCCAAAAAGAATCGTACATTTGTTTCATGTCTTCTAACTCCCATATTTTAACAACGGTGTTAGATTTATCTCTTTTTTCCCAAACCAAATGTTCGTGTTTTGCGGAGATATGAATGTACATATTGCAGTCTGTTTCCAATAATTTTTGAAAACACTCTATATAGTGTTCGAAAGATCTACCAGGTCTACCGATATCCCACAATCCTGTTACTACAGTTAATTTAGACTTTTTTAATTTTTGTGTTTCATCTTTTAGATAGCTTATTACTTTACAATCTTGATATTGATTTTCCAATTGTTGTTTTATATTTTCAAAATCTAATTTTCTAGAATCTAAAACGATATCTAATTTTTTATTTGATTGATTATCTTTAATGTAGATTCCGTAATCGTATCTAATACACAGTGGTCTAAATCCTTTGTACTTCTCTAAAAAACTTTCGTTAGTTAAATTAGGTTGTAGGTGTATTTCGTATTTGTTATCTTCATAAATGCCCTGTTCTGAATTGAATGGAATTCCTATTATTAGATCGTTACACTTTTCGTATATGCGTTCTATAAATTTAATGCCTTCTGATTCTTCTATGTGTTCTAGTATGTCTCCTACTATAATTAAATCGTAGTAATTAAAATCAAAAGTAGTTGCGTCTTGTACGAATAAGTTTTTGTATTTTTCTCTTAGCGCAAACTGATCTACGTATGGTTCGAATATTTCAACACCGTCCATCCCGTAAAAATGATTTCTAAAAAAATCGGCATAAGTACCGCATCCTGCACCGATGTCTAAAACTGTGCTTGTCTTATTAAACTTATTTTTTACAAAGTCTACTATTTCTTGTTTAAATATATTGGTAGAATGGGGCATTATTTTGTTTTTATTTTATAAAGTAGTAATCTTCTATTATCAACCTGTCCATTTCAGATTCGTTAAATATTTTAAAAGCGTCCTTTAAGGTAGAAAGTATTGGTTTTCTATTTACGTTAAAAGAAGTGTTCAATAAAACACCAACGCCTGTTTTTTCGTGCATCTTAGTAAGAACGTCGTATATCCAAGCGTTTTGTTCTCTTGTAACTGTTTGCACTCTCGCTGTACCATCTACGTGAGTAATGGACACTAATTTATCTTTCCACTCTTCTTTTACTTTTGGACAGAAACTCATGTGTCTTGATTCTCCTTCCCATTCAAAGTAAGTAGAAACGTCTTCTAATCTAACCATAGGTGAAAAAGGTCTATACCACTCTCTATGTTTTACTTTAGCGTTTAGAATGTCTTTCATTTCTGGAATTGTAGGATCACATATGATACTTCTATTTCCCAAGGCTCTTGGTCCATGTTCCGAATTTCCCCTAACTACACCCATGATAGATCCGTTTATTAAATCGTCTATAACTTCATCAATGTTAGTAATAGAGTCAGAAGGATAGTCTTCTGTATTTTCTTTTACTATTTTCTTGACTAGTTTAGCGCAACCTGTATTGAAGTATTCTGTAATTGCTCCGTAATCTAATATTGGAATTCCTTTATAGGTAATATCTACCGCTTGCTCTGGCTTTGTATGTGCTAACAATAAACCTAAAGCTAATCCACAATCGTTAGGATTCGGACCCACAAATACTTCTCTATTCAATTCTTGTTTTATTCTTGTGTTCAGTAATATATTCAATCCGCATCCTCCAGCTATACAAATTGGTAGATCTTTGTATTGTTCTAAATAAGGATTCGCTACTTCAAAGAAGCATTCTTCGAAAGCTCTTTGCGCTGTAGCCGCAATATCGTAAGCAGTTTGACCGGATAATCTATCGTGTTTATTAAATGTAACTCCGATTCTATCGCCGATCAATCTTTGAATTTCTGCTTCGTATTCTCCGCTTTGCGCATTCTCTTTATAGTAGTCCATAAAATAAGGAATCCAATCTTCGTGCACGTTACCATAAGAACACAATCCCATTATTTTTCCAGGGTAAACTAGGTTACCATCTACGATAGGCTCTTGATTTATGTCTGCGAAAAAATCTCCAAAGGTTGCATAAGGAAAACCTAAATCGTATTTAACATGATCGTTATTGTGTTTAGGATTAGAAACTGCTTCTAACAAAGTTACGCCCTCTTTTCTATTCGCTTTGTATATATTAAATTTACCATCATTTCCTCCACCATCAAAAGAAAATATCAATGCATCTTGAAAATCTGATTGGTAAAAAGCTCCTGCAGCATGACCTTCGTGGTGATTTATTAAAACTGTATTTTTGTGAGGTATCATGTGGTGTAAATTATATGCTTTACCGTGCATATTAACTGTCACAGAATTAACCATACAATTATCGAACTCTTCTATGTTGTAAGTTTTTAAAATCCACGAAACAACATTTTCCATTGTTAAGTGGATATCCTTTACAGTTTTGTATTGCGCTATTCCTCCATTTTTGTAATTTACAAATCTTTCCAATTCCAATACACAGAGAATTTCTCCGTCTTTTTCTATTGCGAAAGCCGAATTATGAGATCCGTAAAATCCTATATTAGTCATTTTTTTCGTGTATTTTTGCGTAGTAATCCAATATGAAACTAACCCATTCTACTGGATAAGTGGCTTGATCGTTAACATGTTCTCCCGTTCTATTTCTTAAAACGTGGCATCCGCTACTTTCGAATGGTAAAGTATTCTTTAAAGGAAAACTATTACATGGTCTACCAAAATGATTAACTAATCTAAAATCTGTTTCTTTGTCCCACGCTACGCACTTAATTTCGTATCCTTTTTTAGCAACGTAATAAGCCATAATAATATCGTCTGACCAGTGGAAGTTCATTAAAAAATCCTTATCTAAAAAGCTATCGTCAAAGAAAGATCTTTTATACGATACGGAATGCCAATGACCTGTAATGGCCAAATTCATGTCTTGTTTAACTGGAAAGTTGTCTCCTATGTGTAAGAATATGTGCTTCTTAATTCCATCCTCTTCCCACTCTCTTTTTTCATGGAGTCTATCTCCTCTAAAAGCTATAGCGCAATTAGGATACTCGTCTAATTTCTTTACGTGGTATTCTAACATGTCTTCGTGATACTCGTGGTCGTCATCGCACACAATCAATACATCGTCTGGTTCGTTTGTGTATAAAACACCTCCAACTATTTTTGTAACAGGACCATAATCTTCTCCTCTATTTAAAACCAATTTATCGTTTTCTTTTTGTAATTCTAATACCCACTCAGGAATTATAATTTCTTCGTTCTTTTCTTTGTACAATAAAGGTACATTATAAAGAACCTTATAATCTTTGTCTGTATTTTGATTTAATAAAGAAAGTAGGTTTAGTTTTGCGGATCTTTCAAATTCCATTCTATTAGGAACCGTTGTTAGTGATATATAAATCATCTTATAATAAATTTAAAAAGCTTAAGTCTAAATCGTCTTTTGATAAATTGTTTCTTCTATCCAAGTAACTGCACGGATATACTTTATTGTCCACCATTGTATAAGGTACTAAATCCTTATTAATAAAAGTAAATTCAATAACGTCAGGTATAGAATACGGTTTTATGTAATTGTTTGGAAGTACTTCTTCATACACAAAATTATTTGCGTAATTATTACCGTGTACATGACAAAGCAAGTAGTGTTCGTTTAATTTTGCCATAGATTGGAAAAATTCCTCTCTTCTAACTGGATTAGACAAATAATGGAATTCGAAGATTAATCCTGTAGTAATCTTGGCCATTTCTGCAATATCGGTATTTAAAATGAATTCGTACTCTGCTCCTTCGGCATCGCATTTGAATAACACCCTATCGCTAGCATTTCTTTCTTTGTAATGTTCTAAGAAGTTATTCATGTTTTCGGCCTTAACTCCTGACAAACCTTCTTTTGTATAAATTAAATTAGGTTTGTAATTATCTTCTATTGCGATATCATCTATAGTGTGATCGAAACAGTATGCCATTCTGCCTGTTGCATCTACGTAGGCTTTTTCAAAAGAGATATCGTTACCAACTCCGTAACTAAATAGAGCCGAACTTCTGCCTAAGGATTGTAGTGCTACTACGTAACCTCCATCCCAAAAATTGCCTATTCTAACTTTCTGTAAAATAGGATCGTAAAGCCTTAATAAATTTATCATTATATTTTGTTTAAGTAAAAATCAATCATTTCGTCCATCGTATCTTCAAAACTAAATTCTGGTATCCAACCAGTATCTCTTGTTAATTTGCTGTGATCGCCTTTAAAATGTTTAGTTTCTTGAGGTCTCACAAAGTTTGGGTCTAATTTAACATAATCTCTATAGTCCATTCCCAATCTTCTGAAAACATATTCGCAAAGGTCCTTTATACTATGAACCTTGCCAGTAGCACATACATAGTCGTCTGCTTTGTCTTGTTGTAAAATTAAATGCATTGACTTAACATAATCTTTAGCGTGACCCCAATCTCTATACGAATCTAGGGTGCCCAATTTTAAATCCGCTTGAAGTCCTTTGTGTATTTTAACTGCGGCCTTAACCACTTTAGTTGTAACAAAATTTTCTCCTCGTCTAGAAGATTCATGATTAAATAAAATACCATTACTGATATACATGTTGTAAGCCACTCTATAATTAACTCCAACATTAAAAGAAAATGCTTTGGCGCATGCGTAAGGATTCGCAGGTTTAAATGGAGTGGTTTCTCTCTGATAACCGTCTTCATCTATAGAACCTCCAAACATTTCAGAAGTACAAGCCTGATACACATTACTATTTGTAGAATGATGCCTTATGGCTTCCAATAAATTTAGTGTGCCAATTGCGATAGTATTTGCTGTGTATATTGGATTCTCGTAACTAACCTTAACATCCGATTGAGACGCGAGATTATATACTTCGTCTGGTTTTGATTTGTCAACTATCTTTTGCATAGAATCTAAATCCGTAAGGTCCGCGTATTCTAAATTAACGTCTTTTATTATGTGACCAATTCTTGAATTAATCACTTCGTCTATTGAATGTCTACGTATAGATCCAAACACTTCGTATCCTTTAGAAAGAAGCAATTCTGCTAAAAATGACCCATCTTGACCCGTTATGCCGGTAATTAATGCTCTTTTTTTCATCTTATATTGCGTGTTCTACTCTTTCACACCAACCTCTTTGTTCGCTGTAAGCCCAATAAACAACTCTCTTTGGTTCTGTGTCGGTTAAGAAAAATTCTTCGTAATGTATTCTCTCGCCTTTGTTCATAAAGTTTTCTAGATCAAGTCCTGTTATGTACTTATTATTGATAGACTTTCCGTTTTCGTCGTCGAACGCAACAAGTATGTGTTTGTAATCTGTGCCCGGTAAATTATGTTTTTCTATATTAACTAAATAGTAGAATGACTTCATAAAAGATTGCTCCCATAACTCGTCGTCTTCTATCAATGGATTCGGTGGATACTTATTGTCCAAAGTGTATTTTTGAACAGCCTTTCTTTTGAAGTGAAAGCCTGCGTATTTCTCGTAGTCTTTTAAACTTCTTACCGTTCCTAAATCGTAACCAGTTAAATCTATGTTAGGATCCTCTTCAGTTCCCAATAAGACTCTGATCTTCTTTCTAGCATACTCTTGTTTGTTAAACCAATTCACTCCCAATTTAGAATCGTCGTCCCACTTCAACATACCTGCTCTTTCTTCTCTCATTGTAGAATGCCAAACAACTAATTTGTGTGGGTGGAATAAATCGTATCCATGAGTGTAAGATCTAACTGTTAAGTTTAATTCCTCTCCACTAAAGTAGATATCCGGATCGTGTCTAATTTCTTTGGCCCATTCAGCTCTTGCAAAACAAAAATGACCTGATAAAAATCTACTCATTGGCGGTTTGGTCATGTCTTGCCAACCAGTTAATAATCCTGGTCTAATGAATATGGTTCCATGAGGATAGAAGCAAGCAAAGGTCTGCTGCCATGGCTCCATTGTGCGTCCTTCTGGATCGTTAAACGGATTGTACAAAGGTAAATAAGCCCCTAAGATTGGTTTGTACCCATCAGCTTCTAATTCACTATGCATGTCTATTAGAGTTACGTCCCAATCCTTTTCAAATCTATGATGAGAATCTAACTGTAAAATATAATCTTGGTTGGTCAAAAGCGTTTCGTTGATTTGAGCTCTTGCCCACGGTAAACCTTTTGCTTCTTTGTAAGGAACATCCATTATATGAAATCTTGAATCTTTTCTAAACTCATCAAGATTGTCAAATTCGTCAGTCTCACAGAATTGTCTACAAATACCAAAGTGTATTCTCTTTGGATACTTTGCATTTTCTAGTGCGTTCTTAATAGTTGGTACCAATTCTGGGTCCCTATAAGCTGGCAAATGTACGAGTATGGTCTGTAACTTATTATTCATATGATATTTTTTGTTCTATTCTTTCCATCCAGCCTTTAGACTCTGAATGAGGCCAAACTCTCCAACATACTGGTCTTTCTACTGCTTCAAAATTTCTCCATATATGAATGAACTTATTATTAGCCTCAAGATTCATCATACTTTGAATTTCTCCCTTATTACAATCTTGTCGGTATACGTCTTCTCCGTTCTCATCCAAAAATGCAACAACAAAAGAATCGTAATCCGTTTCTGTTAAAGAGCCTTTATAAATGTCTATGCAATATTTTTGGCTAGAAGCAAGACCTGATTCGTAATCTGATTTTATTGGAGGAAGACTGTTTTTTAAAGTCTCTCTGTGTATTTGTCTTGTTGCGAATTTTAAACCTGCATATTTTTCAAAATCTGTTAAAGATCTAGCTGGTCCGAATCCATAAGGCGCTAATGCTTTTCTTTGACAAGGCGTGCAACCCGGATCCATACCAAATAGTTTTCTAAATCTTGCGTATGAGTCGTCGTCTTTTTGTTTCCAATCTTGACTGTCGTCCCAATGTCTTTTCTTTCCCTCTCTCGTGTATTCGTGCCATACAATCACTTTGTGTGGAGCAAATAAATCGTATCCATGAGTGTAAGCTCTAGCTGCTAAAGAACTCTCTTCTCCATGAAAGTATAAATTAGGATCGTAAGGCACTTCTTTTGCAAATTTTCCAATTGTAAAAATAAAGTGAGCGGATATGAATCTAGTTAAGAAGGGTTCTTTTAATTCTTGAAATTTATCTATGTGATGAGGTCTTAAGAATATTGCGCCTGCGGGCATAAATCTATCTATGTTCAAACCCCAAACTTCGTTAACCCTATTTTCAGGATCTTTTTCAGGGAAGTATCCGGGAATGTAAGCTGATAGTAAAGGCTTCTCATGACCTTTACACATAAGATAGTGCAATAGATCTTTTAATTGTACGTCCCAATCTTTTGTAAATCTGTGATGAGAATCTAATTGAAGGTAATAGTCTTCGTCAGTGTAAAGCTTTTGTATTTCGCTTCTTGCCCAACAAACGCCTTTGGACTCCTTATAGTCGATATCAATAATCTTAAATCGTGGGTCCTTTTTGTATTTCTTTAGAGTGTCCCATTTGTCTTCTTTTGAATGTTGCCACCCTATACAAATGACAAGGTCTTGAGGGTACTTTGCGTTCTCTAATAAATTTTCAAGTGTGGGAAGTAATTCGGGATCTCTATAAGAAGCGATCGAAACAAATATTTTGGCCATAACTTAATTTAAAACTTTTATTTTATATTTTTAAATTTATTTTTAAAGTGCTATTATTAGTTTATAGATACAATAGTTCCACCCATTTTTTCTAAACGCTTATTAGCTTCAACTTGGACTTGTTCAATTGCTTCTTGATAACTGTTGGTATAGGCCACATATGGGAATGTAACCTGTGTTACACCATCAGCTTTTAGATAAATAAATTCTATATTATACATTTTTCGTATTTTTTAATTATTCTGGTGCTGGTGGAGCAGTACATTGTGCTGCTGTAGGACAAGATACATAAGAAGTAGAATTCATTAGTATTGCAGGTGAACCAGATTGGAATATACTTCCAATTTTATAAGCAAATCCTGTACCAGAAGTTGGTCTATAATATCTTGTAGGATTTGGACTAAAGCCTGGTGTAAACGCGCCATATGCTTCAATCCCATTATCAACACAATCACCGTCAAGGCATCCATATTCATACATTATGAATATATCATAATTAACTGGTGTCGAAACAGATACGCTAGGACAAGGAGTGGTAGGTGGCGTCACAGAAGGCGTAAGAGATACTGGAGGAGTTGTGCCACAAGCTGCGTAACAGGTATCGTAAGGCGTTGTACTACACAATGTTCCACCTAATGATGGATCAACTGAATTTATAATTTTGTACGAATAATCTTGGAATCCGCTAGCTTGCAAGTAGAATTTTCCGACTACAGCAGAATAATTACTAGGGAACTTGGCGTAAGTGTCGAACTGTGATCCGTATTCGCATCCTAATCCACAATTATGAGCTTCAACATAGTAACTATTATATGTAGGAGTAACAGGCGGTGTCAAAGAAGGCGTAAGAGATACCGGAGGAGTCACACTAGGAGTTAAAGATACAGAAGGAACTCCCGAACAGTCATAAACTACATTATTAATATATCCATAGGCGTCTACAGTTACTGCGTATTTATCAAGACTTCTTTGAAATAAATAATATCCACTAGTAGTAGCGGGATTCCAGTAAGTGGTTAGGGTGTTATCCGTATATAATCGAGCTCCTACAGTAGGAACCGCTCCATAAGCTGGGGCTTGCCAAATAGTAGTTCCGGTAATAGTGCCCAAACAAGCGAGATACGTAGTAGCATAAGTAGATGTAGATCTCACAAAACTAAACGGCATCTGAGTTGGTGTAATACTAGGGGTTAATGTGATACTAGGAGTAATACTGATTGTAGGAGTAATCGATATAGTAGGAGTCATAGATGGAGTCCTAGATATAGAAGGCGTAATGGAAACTGAAGGAGTGACGCTAGGAGTCAAGGATATCGATGGTATAGTAGAACAATCTACAAAGTCTAAGATCTGGCCTAGAGCTCCAATTTTTACTGCCCATACTGTAGCGCCTCTTTGCATTTTGTGATAGTTAGTACCACCATCATAAGTAGTCGTTAAACCAGTATCCGTATAAACGTAGTGATTTAAAACTGGACTCGTATCTCCTGGCATCATGTATCTATTAACAGTAGGATTGCCATTAGCGCAAGCTAAGAAAGCAGTAGAGTACTGAGATAGATCGGTAAAGTAAGCTAAAGCTTGTTGTGTAGTCGTAATTGATGGAGTTACAGATAAACTAGGAGTTAACGATGGTGTTCTTGTTATACTAGGCGTTATTGTTATACTAGGAGTAATGCTAACAGTTGGCGTTACACTCGGAGTTAATGTTACGCTAGGCGTAATACTTGGAGTTATAGATACTGTAGGCGTAATACTGATAGTAGGACTCACTGTAATAGTAGGCGTTAAACTAGGCGTTCTTGTTATAGAAGGTGTTATTGATACCGTAGGAGTCATACTCGGAGTTAGCGTAATACTTGGAGTTATAGATACACTAGGCGTAATACTAATAGTTTGACTTACGCTAGGTGTTATTGTTACACTAGGCGTTACACTAACAGTAGCTGTTGTACTTGGAGTTAATGTAATGCTAGGCGTTATACTAACCGTAGGACTCACTGTAATAGTAGGAGTTAAACTTGGTGTTATAGACACTGTCGCAGTGATAGTAACAGTCGGAGTCATACTCGGAGTTAACGTTATCGAAGGAGTTACACTAGGAGTTCTAGTAATACTTGGAGTAAGAGTAACTGAAGGCGTTATAGAAACTGTAGGAGTTACACTAGGCGTTAATGTTACACTAGGTGTTAACGTTATGCTTGGCGTAATTGAAACCGTAGGCGTAGTGCTCGGAGTCAATGTAACGCTTGGAGTAAGAGTGAATGTAGGTGTAATTGAAATTGTAGGTGTAGTACTTGGAGTCAATGTAATACTTGGCGTTAGAGTAATACTTGGAGTAATTGAAACCGTAGGAGTTACACTAGGAGTTCTAGTAATACTCGGAGTTAGAGTTACACTAGGCGTAATTGAAACTGTAGGAGTTACACTGGGAGTTCTAGTAATACTCGGTGTTAATGTAACGCTTGGAGTAATTGAAACCGTAGGAGTTAATGATACACTAGGAGTTTTAGTAACGCTAGGAGTCAATGTCACACTAGGAGTTAAAGTTATGCTTGGAGTTAAAGTTATGCTTGGAGTAACTGTAACGCTAGGAGTGAGGCTATAACTAGGAACAACAAAATTGTATCTGACTCTATTGCCGCTTCCGTAAGGGTCTAAATTCTCTAATTCTACGTAGTAACTAAAATCGTCTACATAAACTTCCTTTCCAGCAATTAAAACATCTAACGGAACACTGGTAGCGGTCAAAGTGCCGGCGCCGGTGAACGAGGTATTGTATCGGATATTGAAGGGTCCGACAGAGTTACCATAGTCCGTTAATGTTATTAATATTTGCATCTATCTCTTTTTATAAATATTTTTATTCTTATACTGAACATACAGTTGAACAGTTTGTGCTATGGACGCTGATGTCTAATATAATTGCTACTCCGTAAGTACTGTATTCAGTTATCTTATATACAAATCCAGTATGACCAATATCAGAGTAGTAGTGAGTGCTAATGTATCCGGATCCTTGAGGAATAGCCACTAACACATCGGTATTGATTAAAGTACATCCAGGGAAATCACAACTATACTCGTTGGCTAAATAGAAGTCGTAAAGTGAAGGAAGACTAGGCGATATAGACACACTTACGGTAACACTAGGAGTAATCGATACAGTAGGCGTTTTACTTGGTGTAAGTGTTATGCTTGGCGTAATACTGAAAGTAGGCGTAATACTAGGTGTCAAAGATATCGATAAACCTGGTGTATTAGAAATACTAACTGTTGGTGTTATGGAAACAGTTGGAGTTAGCGTAACACTTGGAGTTTGCGTAATACTTGGAGTAACACTAGGAGTAATAGATAAACTAGGACTCACCGATATACTAGGGCTTGGTGGTATTACAGAAACGGAAAAAGTAAAGTGATTATCCGATAAAGCCGGGATATAGTTTGTATTGACTACAGTTACAATACCTTGAGCATACAAAATATTACCAACGTGTTCGTAATTATTGAATGCATCGACAATATTTCCGTTTCCGTCGTCTATAATTTTGTAAGTGCTATTATTTGTAGATTCCCAAGTAAAGGTTTTTCTAGCAATTTGCTCTCCAAAAGTTCTTGTAGGTATTGCAAAGAATCTTATTTCATCTCCACTTGCGGTAGGAAAATATCTAAGATCGTTATCGTAACTTCCTGATGCAGCTGTAGATTGGAGACTTGGATTGTATCCACTTCCTGTTCCTAATAAAGAAGATGAAATGTATTCTTTGTAGTAAAGCTGTTGTATAGTTTTATACTTAAGCGCATACTGAACGTTTGGGCTTAGTACAGAACCAGATAAAACAGTGGGTACATTTACCCCTTTATTTTGAGTAATTCCATAAGAAGCCAGAGATGAACTGGCGAAAGATGAAGAATACTTTAATTTTATTGGGGTAGTTGTTATATCTGAAAACCGTATGGTATTCTTTGCGATACTCATTTACTACCAGTCTAATTTTACTCTAACTAATGCTTCTTTGGTGAAATCTTTAACTAAAGGTTTTGATAACTTTGCAACGGCTAAAAGCTCGTTGTTATTGTTATACATGCCCACAGTTGTCATATATGTTTGAGGACTATTGATAAAGTTAGAATAAACTAAATTACCAGATCCAGATATAAATGAAGGATTAGAAGTGTAATTATACTCACCATTTTTAATTCTTACAAACACATAATCAGAAGATATTGTTTCTTGAGAATTTAATGTAAATCCAACGCTTGAAGCGCCGCTGCCACTAATTAAACTAAACATCTTAGCGTTATTCAAACCATTTACTGTGGTAAGAGTTGACCATGTTACATTTAAACCTCCGCTTGCTACTGGTGCTCCTAATGCTTTTGGATTCAAGATAATCAATCCAACGTCTGGTAAAAATAAACCGTAAGAACCGGAGTTAGTGTAACCTTTGGTTGGATTTCCTTGAGGAGTAACCGTTAAACTTGCTGCAGTGCCATTAGAACCAGAAATAATATCAAAAGCTCTTCCACAATCTAGGTAAGTAACCGTAGATACGTCGTTAGAGTTATCAGTCAATCTTAAAGAATCACTACCATTTTTTAGAATTAAATTAAAAGTACCTGGAAATAAATTTCCCTTGTATCTATTTCTATCTATAGGAATTGCAATAAGATCTAAAGAAGAGGTATTGCCAGTTCCAAAGTTTACAGCAGACTCAGCGTCTCCGTAAATAAGATTTCTATATTGACCGTAAGTGATTCTACTAGGCGTATTCTGAGGTACCAAACTATTTAAAGGCACTGAACCAGTTCCGTCGATGTGACCGTAAGCAATAGAGAATTGTACTGCTGCTGCGCTATCAGTAGAGGCGGTTTGATATACGTCTACGTAATAACTACCAGTCGCATTACCTGAAAGAGTATAAAATGATGTTAATGTTGGTGCGTTTGTACTCCAAGCTGGTGCAGTAACTGAATCTGAGGATACTACGAAATCGGTTGGATCAAGCTTTGTGAAAGACATATACTAAGTATTATTGATTTGTTTTAATGATTGTTACAGGTACACTAATTCTAGCTCCAGAGTCTCTACCTACAACGATTAATGTTGTTTGAAGAGTGCTGTTTGTACCGAATAAAGTATTTACTGTTGTAGCGGTCAAGTTAATTGTGGTACCAATAACTGTCTTACTTACGTTAGTTCCAATGGTTGTTGTAGCGTTCAAAGAAGTAACCTCAGGCGTGTTTATACCAACTCCTGTAACATTACTCATTGTTCTTACATCTCCTATAGTTACAACGTAGCCTGATTGCTCATATGTGCTTGTAGCGCCCAAATAGTTCAATGTTTGAGGTGTAATTGACAAAGAAGCTCCTTGACGTAAGCTAATATTATTGTATCCAATATCCAATACTGGAAGTTTTGCTGTACCTCTTGGTAAAGTGATCAACTTATATTTCATGATTTCAGTATCGTCAGGGAAGGCCTGTAATACTGGCATCGCTTCTATGGCTTCTCCGTAGAAAGCAGATCCTGAAGGATGGTTTGGATTATACAAAGTGTAATCTATCTCGTCGTCTGACAAAGAAAATTGTGTAATTTGAAAAGAGCCGTCGTTTCTGGCCAATAATTCTCTACCTTTTTTGGTTAGAATTGCGTCTACTACGACTGAAGTGCTACTTAAATAAGACATATAAATGGGCTTTAAAAATAAATATTGCTAAATTAGGTTTTGTTGTTTTAATGATTTTACCACGTTACCAGAATTATCTCTGACAATGGGGTCTATATATTGGGGGAATATCAAACCATCGTCAGTAATGTTCGAAGATCCTGAAAATGCTAATATTAGGTTAGTTTCATCAGGAGATCTTCTTAGTGCTATGTACTTAGAAATATAACCAGGTATAGCGTATGTGTCGGTGTCTTTTGCATTTAATTCTCTATCTAGAGTAAAATACCAAAAAGTAACACTAGAACTAACTTCAGAATATATATTGTTTACTCTATATTCAGATTGATTAAAATTTCCCCAGGCGCTAGCTGAATTATACAATCTTACTAAATCCATTTGATCTAACGAAAAATTAGATATTGGTGTCTCTAATCCAGCAGCAGTGTTTAACTCTATAAATTGATTGTAATACAAAGATTGAGTGGCTGATAATCTTATTGTTCTATCGTCAACTGCATACCACCTGCTATCAGAATCGGTAACAGAAGTATAATATGCGCTACTAGATATCGATGCTCCAGTATTATCATAAAAATATTCTTGAGATATAGATACAGTGAGAGTATCGCCCATTACCCAGTTATAAGGAGATGTGGGGATATTTACAGTGTAATAATACGGAGAAGATTGAGCTGCAGCTATTTGTTCTGTATGACTAAATGTATCGTAAGGCGCTAACCAAGGTCTAGCCGTATTTGTTACTAACACATTTACCCAAGTGTCTTGTGCGGCATTAGGAGTCACTTTTGCGCTAGCTGTAAAATTAAGTAATAGGATACCAGGAGGCGCACTCATTACAACAGTTACGGATCCCCAATAGCCTTGATCAGTTGGGGCTAAATACGTGTAAGACGGAGTGGAGGTAGTGGTAGTTACTTCTATAGGTGTATTTAAAGAGTATACTTTATTATTGTTAGATCCATCTGTACTATGCAGAATTGGGCTATACCTAAATCCTCCTTCGTATATATTAACGTTTTGATTGTTAGTAAGATACTGCGCCATGTTATTATTGGGATCGTAGTTGAAAAGCGATATATTCACGGGTTCTCCTGACATAAACACATTTTGCGTAGTGAATACGTTTGCATTTGCCTTGGTTAAATCCAATACATTTTGATTGTTATCTAACATGTACTTTATCTGAGCATTTACTCTGCCAGGTAATTGAAAGGACGAAGAATACATGTCCACCAAGTAACCGTATTGATATTTTATTTTATCGATAGCCGCCGTACTACCGTAAGAGCTGTCTCCTATTGTATAATCGTTGTAAGTTGCACTAATTGTTTTTGATCCATAATATCTAGGAATTGTAAAACTTTGTAATGCGTAGTTTGAATCTTGTAGCTCTGCGTAAGGAATATTAGGATTAGTATATGCGGCATTGTTATCGTAACCTGGAACTTGGCTTGCCGATATGGACTGAGTTACTATTCCGTAATTTATAGGCGTAGATTGATTAGAGGTGTAATCTAAATCGAAATATTTTTTAGATCTAACTGATCCTGTAACGTTTTGATATGTGGCTCCCAAAGATTGAGTTACAAACCCCGAAGCAGTAACTGTAAAATTTTGAGAAACTTCGTATTGTTTAGCAAAAGTAGTTAGTGTAGTCGCTGTAATAACAGATCCGCTAAATTCGCCAGTGTATTTTTCTACTCCTTGAGAAGATGTGTAAGGCGCGTAGCCAATTAGAGTTAGTAATGGCGATTCCCAAGCAGTAGATCCTGATATGCTATTTGCAGCAGACCCAGTTATTGTTAGTAGTTCTATAGACTGACTTAGGTTATTGTCAAAGCTTGAACTAGGCTCGTGTCTAGCGTATTTGTTTCTTTCTAGAATGTGTGACTTAATAACGATACCAGTAGAAACATTAGATCTTGCAGGAACAAAATCCCTTATCATTTTAAATACGCTATTATTGTAGTACTTAATTAATCTAATGTATTCCCAAACGCTGTGAGAACCTGTAGTGAATTGAAATGTAGACTGTCTTAAAGTGTCTAATGCCCCGTAAGAACTGGATTGTGCGTATCCAGGATCTCCAATATATTGATCTATGTTAAAATAACCCAAAGAGGAAGTAACAAAAGCATTGATAGAGTTTGCAGGACTGAATCCAACTTCTACATCAGGTATATTAATTCTATTATTAGTGCTATAGTATTGTATTGTGGTTTCTGGAGATAGTAAAGAACTTGATAAAGACGCACTAAAGCTTCCAGTTATGATGGATACTTTTTCGTTGTTTATACTAAAAACTCCATCTTTACTTGCAATAGGATATCCACCAAATTCATTTACGGTAAGAATATTATCTGGAATACCGAAAGTACTTAACAATGCTTTTATGCCTCTTTGTGTTCCTCTTGTCTTAAGTAAGTAAGGTAAGTTGTGATATATTCTTTTGTAAATTTCTTTCTGAATAGTATCTGCTGCCAAAGTTTGTAAACTACTAGTTACATTTACATAATTTGTAATTACTTCAGACCCTGTAGGAGGCAGTAAAGTTCCATCTTGATTGATACCAAATAAACTATAGTAAACGTTATCAGATACGTTTGTGTTGGTGTATAATTGAATGCCCAATCCTTTCAAAGCATCGGCAACAAGATCCAAAGACACGCCAGTCTCAGGATTATTGGTAGCGTTAAATCTATTAGATACATCCTTATAATAGATCCAGATGTTATCAAAGTGTTGACCAATCATATCCAAGAAAGTCAGATATGGTTGATTGTTATCGTCGTCCAATAGATACTGAGGAGCAGTATTTCTTAATAGATCCTTATTAGTGTAATCGTAAAAAGAAGCTGAGTAAAGTAAAGAAGAAGCAGTTGGAGTAGGTACAGTGTCTACAGTGCCTAACCAGTTGCTAGCTTGAGAAGAAGATACTGAATAAAGTACGTAAGGCTTTGTATTTGTTCTTTTTGGCCAAGTATAACTTCCTGAACTAAAGTACAAATAGTATTCGTAAGGATCAAATTTCTCTACTAAATTAGTGATAGAGCTTTGTAGAGATCCTATAGAAGATGAGGCTAATTGATTGTTTACAGATCCACTAACCGCGAATAAAGAGCTAGAATATATTTGAGCATTATAGCTCTCTATCAATCTTAATTTGTAAACGAAATTGTTTAATCTCTCTTCGGCAGAACTAAAGTGAATAAAGTTTTCAAAGTTCGTATAGTCTACGTTGATGGCTACAGACTTATCTTGATAGTAGCTCATCAATTGTTGGAAAGAAGAACTTACATTACTAGTCAATAAACTGTTGTAGGTATAATAAGGCGTAGTTTGGCCTACTTTTTGTTCTACTCTAACTTTAAAATTTGGACCTCTTAAATTGTTTTGAGAAGCAGGTTCCTCTGATTCTATTTGAATGTCTACGTTAAAACTTACTGACTCTGCTACTTTATTAGATATCCATAATTGCGTCTTAACATCGTAATCTATAGGAAGAGGTTCATATAGTTTGATTAAAAGGTAAGATCCTTCATTATCGGTTGTGTACGCTACGTTTGTTGCAATGATCAATTCATTGTTTCCAAAGTTAAGATAGAAATCAGCGTAGTAATTTTTGCTAGCAACGTAAGATTGATACGCACTAAATCCGCTCAAGATACCGCTATCGCTTATGGTTTGAGATGCTAATTTAATCTCGGTTCTAGAGTTAGAAATTTCTTTGATCCAATAAAACTTTCCGTATTGAGAATTAAATAGATTGGTTAAAAAGCTGTATTGAATATTTAAAGCACCTCTATTATACCCAGATCTTTGTAAATCATTTTTAGGATCTAAAGAGATACTAGAATATAAATTGGTCTGAGAATCCGCAGTTAAATTAGGATAATAATCTAAAGCGTTATAGTTGGACTGTAATAACTGACCAGTAATATCGTAAATAAACGATTCTATGTAATCGTTAGTATTACCGAATTGAGCATTTATAAAATTAGACGTAAGTAATTGTACGTCTTGATTCAAATAGGTTTGCTCTTGTACTCCAGGCCCAGTGTATGTTATATTAACTAATTCCATTATACTATATTGCTTATATTAAGGTACGTTTGACTTAAATCCAAAATTTGTTGTCTTAAAGAATTAATCTCTTCTATCAGTGCTTGCTTCTCAGCGTCTATTACAGATCCTCCAATATATTGTTGGCTTCTTTGAACTAGATACGTGTGAGAATTTATAGATCCTGATACGGGGATGTCGAAGAATAGTTGATCGTAGTAACTAAAAAAATCGCTAACGGTTACAACACTTGCAGTTACCGCGAGAGTGGGAGATATTAATTCCGTAAAATTAGTATCTATAGCCTTATTGTAAGTGTTTATTCCGTAAACTTGTTTTATTAAATCAACGTTTGCCATTATCTTGTTATTTTGAAGATAGAGTTATTGTCTATTTCTATTGACTCTCCGTCAGGTAATACTGTTTTCAACAATAATTTATAATATCTTTCTGGTTCTAGTCCATTCATGTATACATCGAAATAACTGCTTGTACCATCGCAACTTACTTTAGTATAGTTGTTGTCAAAATCTACAACGATGTCTTCAGCCTTAACATCCTGAATTGCCCAATAAGATTGTTGAGGTAAAGCTTTATTGGTAAGGTACACAGAAGAGGTTGTGAAAGTTCTTGCTGGATAGGTATCTCTAGCGTTCACTCTAAATCTATATTTTCCCGTATTGGCTTTAAAGCTTCCTACGTTATTATCAAGAGAGGCGATAAATTGATTATTAGATATAACGCTCAAGCTTCCCGTGGTATAAGCACTATCGTCCCATTTCATTTCTAATGTAGGAGGATATATGGTATGAGTATCTACAGAGAAAAAATTCAATACTATATAACTACCAGAATCATTTTCTATTGCGGTTGGATGCTTAACAATAAATCCGTTATTATAAATAGATCCACTAAACCAACTATTTACTAGACTCGTTACATTTGCGTTTATGTCTTTGCTATCCTTATAAGAAAATGATTGAGTTGCATAAGAGCCTGTAAAGTTGCCGCCGCCTGGGGTTAGATAGTAAGAGCTATCTATCCATAGATTTGTAGTTCCAGTAAAACTAGTTGGACTTTCCCAAGAGGCCCCGTTAACCGTTACAGGATAGTCTGAAAATTTACCTGTGCCCATTTCCCAAGAAGAAGAGACTTGTCTAATTTCAAGACTATACGTAGTTGTTAAATTTTCAGCGTTAGCTAAATATAGTTTTAATCCTGCGCTCCAAGATCCAGTAGTAAAAGATTTTATTGTTTGGATATCAGCATCCGTAAAAGATATTAAAGATCTTCTTAAATCGTCGTTTAATATCGGAGTATTCGGTTGGGGTTCGTATAGGTTTACTGCTACGTTAATTCCATTTTTTACGGAAACCTCTAATATCTCGTCCAATCCAGTGTTTTGAGTTGGAAATCTAGAGTATAGAGAGGTGTCAGCTGTAGGAAATATTTTATATACTGCCATTGTTGTTTAGTTTAAAAAGATACTACGCGACCTTGAATGTCCGAAGTTGGGTATTTTACTTCGAATACAGAAGGATCTAGTGAAGGATATATTACGTTGTTTAATGAGCCGGCTGAAATATCATAACCGTATTGAGAATAACCATTGTTAACTCCAGACTTATTTACAATTTCTACTTTTTTAACAGTTTGAACTCCACTAACTTGATCTAGTATACTGTATACTTCTGATAAAATAATGGGTTGATTCACCTGCCAATTGTCAATGTTGAAGTAATCTTGTAATGACAATAAACATCTTGCAATAACGTCTTGACCATTAAAATTAGGTCTAATAATAACATCGAAATTACATCCAATATTAATTATATAAGCGCTCTTAATATTAACAGCGTCTGTCAACATTCTGTATTCGCTCAACCAATTCTGTACGTTTTGCATTAAAGCTGCGGATGGAACTGCTAAGTTATTGTTGCTATCAAGACCCAAAATATACATGCTGATTAGCATAGAGTCTCTTTCTGCTATATCTGATGCCATGTAGTTTTTAAAAGTAGCGTCGTCTTTTGTTACATACGCTTTACTAACTTTTCCAAATTTAGAAGGCATACTTAGAGTTCTAGCCAAATAATCCTCTTGAGTAACCGCTCTTAATTGACTTGGATATTCAGCCGAAATATTCAATCTTAATTGTTCTACTGTATCTCCATCGCCACCACCAACTGCCGGATTAGCATTATTGGTAGCTATAGTATTTTGATACGTTAATTTGTTTGCTAAATTACTTACGCTTGTCGCGATAGGAATTGTTAATTGATTCGACATCGCATTTGAAGCTGCTCCTCCTCCCACTAAATACTGCACTGTTAAGGTTACATTTTGTGGAGCCAATCCGTAGGTTTGTGTAGTTACGAAGTTTGTAGGATCGTAAGCATCT